CCCCCTATGCCGCCAGCCTGCCCAGATCAAACAGACAGAGCCAGCCGAAAACCGCGAGGACATCCAGAGGAGAAGAGAGGGAGAGAGCGAAAGGAGACAGGGCGAAAAAGTGAGGACTTGCGCCCGCTTGCCTGCCGAATTGCCGCCCAAGTCATAAAGGCATCGAACCCCGCCCGAAGCCAGCCCGACAGGAGCCAACGCCGCAGGCCAGCAGGCACCCCGCCCGCCACCGTGCCCAACTCCAGCCCCGTCTCATTTTCTGCCCGCTTTCAATTCTGCTTTTGGAGAGTTTGCAGAACCCCGGCCCGTTTTCGCCCGTCAGCAGACGAACAACGGCACCCCGCCCGCCTGCCTGGACGCCACCGGCACCGGGGGAGCCTTCACATTTTCGCGCCCGCCCCGTTTCTCACGAAACGACTCAGTACCTCTACTCTATCACGTACGCCCCATATCCCCATTTTTCACTCGGGAACAATCTCGACGATTCCCCGACAGTAAATGAATTAAACCCATACCTCCAAAATCACATTTTTAGCCTTACAACCTCGGTTTTTCTGTCAACCCTCTATAATTCACCCCGTTTACAGTCGTATTCTTCTCTGATAGCAACAAAGAAAACTAATATTCTGATTGACTTTAGACCCCGGATATGGTAGAATATATTAAGGTAAGAGACAACAACTGACGGTCTTTTGTGACAAAGAAAATGAGGTGGACTATGGACACGCAACTTACCCTCTTTGATCAGCCTACGGCTCCTCAGATCAATACCGTACCGCCGACCAGCTGTAAAATCATTCAGTTCCCCGGTACCTCTGCTGTCGAGCCTCCCAAGAAGGTCAACTACCGCAAAGGAGAAGGGCAGACGGTTTTCCCGATCAAGTCTCGTGAGCAGCTTGACGCTATGGCCTCCTGGCTACGGGCCAATGCTGATCCCAAGTACCTGCTGGCATTCATCTTGGGTATCAACCTCGGACTCAGAGCCAACGAGCTTCTGGAACTGAAGTGTTCTGATATTTTCTTCCCTGACGGCAAGACCCGCTACATTGTCGGAGACTACACCGATACCACCGACAAAATCTCAGTCTTTCAGGAGAAGGTAGACAAGCGACGTGGACTCTATCTGAATGAATCCTGTGTCCACGCTATTCAGTGGTACTATGGTAACGATGCCGGCCACTACTCTGATGAGTACATCTTCGCTTCCCGTGAAGGTGGTCACATTGAAGTGGACACCCTGCGCAAGAAGTTGAAGGATGCGGCTAAGGCTTGTGGGATCAAGCAGAACATCGGTACTCACACCCTGCGGAAGACTTTCGGATACTTCCACTACCAGAGCAACCACGACATTGTGTTCCTCCAGCGTCTTTTCGGTCATTCCAGTGCTCTCATTACCATGCGCTATATCGGAATCGCAGACGAGGAAGAGAAGAAAGCCTACCACGATGTTTCAATCGACCTGTTAGGGGACATTTGATTTTCTCTGGTGTCCACGCTGCCAGTCGGCAGAAGACTCAAGATACTGGGGGATGGGTAGATGACTAAATCGAAAGTGTCTACCCCGCACCTACCTTTTGGGTTAGGCCGCTACCAACTCTCCGTATATCCGCGAGCGAAGCGAGCGGCCTAACTGCAAAAACTTCCCCTTTGCAAATTGGCTATTTTTGCAACTTTTTAGACTACTTTGAGCGTAGCGATATTACCCCTTCCCCTTCTAAGGGACGATTTTCAAATACCCCGTTTGTTGACGAGCGTTTGAGCATCGAAATTTAGAATTTATCACCTCAAAAGTGATAATTCGATTTTGGGGTTCTGAACTTTTGAACATTTTTGGAGGTTTTACTATGTTCCTGAAGAAGCACTCTCAGCCGGAATGGACGCCGGCTGACCGGCAAAGAGAACGGCTGTTGCTGGACTACTTTGCCGCCGAAACAAATCTGGAAGAGAAAGCTAAGGCAGCGATCGTGCGCAAGGGCGTCATTGACCTTTACCCAGACGGCCCCGACAAAGATCGTGCCATCAAGGACTTTGAGGCGGCGCAACACTCTCTGCTCTGTGCGATCGGTACGGTGGATGGGCTGCGAAATGACATGAGGTCTTACATCGCGGCGCACGAGAAGGACTTTGAGGTTACGGCTCGATGGGCAGTCCCGAGTGTCAACATTTCCAGCCATACCATCATCGAAAAGGTCTACCGTGATTTCTTTGCGGCACGGTAATGAGGTACGGTCATGATCGAGATACAAAACACCGGTAGTCTCTTCTATCTTTCTCAAAACGAACATGAGGCTGTGGTCGTCACCACCAACGGCGTGATTCGTAAGAACGGAGATGCCGTACTCGGTAAGGGGCAGGCGCTGGAAGCGAAAAAGCTCGTTCCCGGTTTGGAACATCAGTTAGGTGAGTACCTGCGGCGGTATGGAAACCGCGCATTCTATATGGGTGTCCATAGGGTGGGGGATCGCCTTACATCTCTGGTAACATTTCCTACCAAGCACCACTACCGTGACAATTCTGACCTGAATCTTATTATGAGATCTGCGGTACAGCTAAAAGAGATCGCCGCCAAGTTCCAGCTCTCCAAAATCTACCTTCCGCCTGCTGGCTGTGGGCTGGGCAAGCTGGACTATGAGAAGCAGGTACGGCTTGTTCTCAATCAGGTATTGGATGACGACCGATTTGTGGTCGTCCTGGGATATAAGGGCTTTTGAGGAGGCACACCCGGACATATGATCTGTATATATCGATACGAAATGATGGAGGTATAACATGGGAGTAAGTATCAGCGAGTTTAGAGGTGAGTATTATTTTCTGAGTAACTTCTACTCGGCACCAGTTACCTATAATGGAATGTGTTTTGAGAATAACGAGGCAGCGTTTCAAGCGGCTAAATGCCCAGAACGTATGACTGAGTTTTGCCGTCTGAATCCGTCAGAGGCAAAGAGGCTTGGGCGTAGGGTTAAGCTCCGTGGTGACTGGGAGGCGGTCAAAGATACCGTTATGTATGAGATTTGCAAGGCAAAGTTCTCACAGAATCCTGATTTGGCAGACAAGCTTGTTGCGACCAAGGATGCTGAACTCATTGAAGGCAATACTTGGGGCGACCGTATCTGGGGCGTCTGTGATGGCGTTGGAGAAAATCGTCTTGGTAAAATCCTTATGCGGGTCAGAGCAGAAATGTGATGTGAACTATGAAGAAGGCTAACACTTATAAAGGAAAACTCGGCTGGCAGTCTGAGTTTAGCCACAGATATGCTTGCTGGGCGAACAACCACAATGGGTGGGCAAAAGCCAAAAAGTCCAACAAGCGGTTGGCTAAGCGCAGATTGAAGGATGAGCTACGGAAAGAACTTGTTTATAGCGCATCGGATAAACAAGTTGGAGAATGAGCGGAAGGAGAATTTATGAATGGAAAAGAGACGCAGGCTGACGCCGGCAGAGCGCCGTGCCGTTTATGACAAGATGGGTGGGCGGTGTGCATACTGTGGCGAGCAGCTGAACTATGAGGATATGCAAGTCGATCACGTTGTTGCGCTGAGGAGTGAGGGCGAAGACGATCTGGCAAATATGCTGCCGGCCTGTCGGAGCTGCAATCACTACAAGCGCGGCAACTCATTGGAGGGCTGGCGGCGAATACTGGAAGCTATGCCGGCCACCTTGGAGCGTGACTGCTATACTTACCGTCAGGCTGTACGGTTTGGTATGGTTAAGCCAACGCCAAAGAAAATTACATTCTACTTTGAAAGGGTGGGTGAAGAACATGGATTGCCCCGTTAAATTGAGAAGCGGCATCCCGACCGATGCCGACATGAGAAAGATCAATGCCGTAAGCTCGCACCCGTTGACTGCCGATCAGGTGTTTATATTCGGTATGAGGGTGTGTAGCAACGATGTGGATAAGGACTTTGAGCGTTTTACTACTAAATCGCTTCATAGCCTTGCCAAAATGTATATCGGCAAGCCTGGGATTATCAAGAATGAGGAGAGTGCTCGTATCTACGATACTGTCGTGGTCTCTGATATCGAGAGGACTACGAGATCCGGCGATATCTATTGCGAACTGATCGCATATGCTTACATCCTCCGTTCTGAGGTGTCTAAGCAGCTGATCGAAGACCTGAATGCCGACATGGTAAAGAATGTGTCTATCGGATGTAGCGTAGCCTCTACGACCTGCTCCATCTGCGATGAGGAAACCTGCTCTCACGTCAAGGGGAGTGTTTACGATGGGAAGTTGTGCTTTAAGAACCTCAACTCTCCGGTTGATGCTTACGAGTGGGCTTTCGTGGTTGAACCGAAGAAGCCCGATGCGGCCATGGCCCTTGACGAAGTGATCCAGCACTGCTATAAGGTTGCGGAAAGATTGAGAAAAAGCAACCCTTGTGATGCCTGCGCTGCCGAGCATGAACAGCTCGCCCACTGGTTGGAGGAGTTGAAAAAGCTCAGAGTGGAATGCGACGGGCTGCGCTCGAACTGGTATAAGTGCGCGGAGAAAGTGAAAACGCTGCGGGCAGAGCGCGACGCTGCTGTGTCGGATCTTCGGAAGCTCGTTCCCGTCTGGAAGTGGGATGGCGAGAAGGAACAAAGCTCCCGTGAGGAAACGCCCAAATGCGGTTGCGTGGACTTTGGATAAGGCGGTGAATATATGAAGCATTGTGATTTTTTCGGTCGGGAGCTTGTGGTCGGAGATCGTGTGGCCTACATTGACTCCAAGTACCAAGAGCTTCGGAACGGCGAGATCCTAAAGCTCAATGAAAAGCAGGCGACTATTCGTAATCTGGACGACAACGGCCTATTCGGAGACAAGATGGGATATGGCCGGACGTATAGAGGATATGGCTGCATAGTGAAGAAAGTTTGACTTTTCAAATAGCAACAAAGTAAATCAATCAGAAAGGAGCGCGTGCAGTGGACGACCTTAAAGAGTTGACGCACAGACTGAACGAGTACGAAGCAACGATCCTGCGTATGAACCAGGAGCGTGCCGCTCTGTTTGAAGAGGTGCAAGCGTATAGAAATGCCGCAAGACTCTATGGAATTGACCCGGCGACAATGCTGACGCTGGCTAAGAGCCAAGTCAAAACCTGCGCCGATAATATCCGCCTCATTGAGAAAATGCAGGAGGTATTTGAGCTGTTTCGGTATGTGCCGGAGAATCTGACGGAGCAGGAGGTTGTATCAGCAATCACCCAATACGATGGCGACGGCTCCAAGCCGTATTGCGATCTGGTGTACTGCGGACTGAGCATAATCCGCAAATATTTGAAGAAAAGGAGCGAGTATGATGAGTGGCGAAAAGGTAATTTGCCGGAGGGTTTCTGATGGCGTGCTCATTAACATTCCCCATACGTTTGATTTGAAGCAGATTGCAGATTCCGGCCAGTGCTTCCGGCTGACCGCACTGCAGGATGGGGGATATGTGGCGGTCACTGGCATGAAACTGGTGAAAATCACACCGGGTACCAATGGCGGGTATGTTTTTCACTGCCCCTATGATGAGTTCCGGGATGTATGGATGCCCTATTTTGACTTGTCTGCTGACTATGAAGCATATCAGCAGAAGATGGCCGGAGACCCGTTTTTGCGGGAGGCGATCGCGGCAGGTGGCGGCATTCGTATCCTGAGACAGAATTTGTGGGAGATGGTAGTGACCTTCATTATCTCTCAGCGGAACAATATCCCGCGCATTCGCAAAGCGGTAGATATTCTCTGCCAGACATTCGGTACGCCGCTGGGGGAGATCAACGGTCAGCAGTTCTATTCCTTCCCGATGCCGGCGCAGCTGAGAGGTCAGGATCTGTCACCGGCATCGCTGGGCTATCGTGAAAGCTATGTGAAAGAGATGGCCGAGTATGACGAAGATTTCTGGGTGCAGCTCCAGAAGCAGGATGACGATACAGCCCGGAAGACGCTGATTGCTCTGCGGGGCATTGGCGAGAAGGTTGCGAACTGTGTGATGCTGTTTGGGCTTCACCGTATGGACAGTTACCCCAGGGATGTGTGGATCAACCGCATGATTGATGATGTCTACCATGGCAATTTCGACCCCTCTCAGTACGCCGGATTTGCCGGCTATGTTCAGCAGCTCCAATTCTTCTATTACCGCAAGACGGCGAAGGAGGAAAGCGTGTGATCGTTAAGGTATGTGACACGATTATGGGAGCAGGTAAAACCGAGTCCGCGATCACTTTGATGAACCAAGACAAGGAAGGCCGCTACGTATTTATCACGCCATACCTGGACGAAGTAGAACGAATCAAACGGAGTTGCAGTGGGCGGAAATTCAAAGATCCGCAAAGCAAAGGTAAGGGTAAGTTGGAAAATCTGCATTACCTTTTGTCTATGAGGGATAACATCGCCAGCACTCATGCGCTGTTTGAGTCGTATAACGATGAAACGATTTCGCTGATCCAAGACGGCGGCTATAAGCTCATTTTGGATGAGGTTTTCCAAGCCGTTCAGACAATCCCGATTTCTCCAAAGGATTTGCAAATGCTCAAGCGGGAGATGATCGAGGTTGACTCTGAGTACCGTGTGCGGTGGGTAAATGATGACTACGAGGGCAGATTTGAAGATCTGCGGGATATGTGCATGACCGGCAACGTCATTTTGTATAATGACTGCCTCTTGCTATGGAAGTTCCCGATTGAGGTATTTCAATCCTTCGATGAGGTGATCATTCTCACCTATATGTTCGATGCTCAGGTGCAGAAATATTACTTCGACATTCATAATATCGAAGTCCAGCGGATCGGAACGGTTTGTGAGAACGGGGTATATCATTTCAGCGATACACCTCACATACCGGATTACGTGGCCGAACTCCCAAAGAAAATTCATATCATCGAGGATGAGAAACTGAATAAGATCGGCGAAATGAGGTCGAGCCTATCTGTTTCTTGGTATAAGAAAGCGCGTGATACTAAAGGACAGCCGCTTATCAAACAGCTGAGAAACAATTTGACGAACTTGTTCAAGAATATGCTCAATTCTTCATCAGACCGTAACTTGTGGACGGTTTTTAAGGATTATCAAGCCCTCCTGAAAGGCAAAGGATATACCAAGGGTTTCCTTTCCTGCAATGTCCGGGCTACTAACGCATATCGGAACAGGGACTGCTTGGCCTACTGCGTCAACGTGTACTACAACCCTTTGCTGAAAAACTACTTTCAGGAGCAAGGAGTTGAGGTGCGCGAGGATGATTATGCGTTGAGTGAGATGATCCAGTGGGTATGGCGGTCAGCCATTCGTGATGGCAAAGAAATCTGGATCTACATTCCAAGCAGGCGGATGAGGGAACTGTTTCGGAATTGGTTAAACGACATCTCTCATGGAAACACGACAGACTAATTGCGGCGTCAACGATTCATTTGATCATATAGGGAACTTGAAATTTAAGAGAGCTGACGCGGCGGTGTGTAGCGGAAGGAGGCTTACAATGAACACCGCACGAAAAAATTGTATTTGGTATGACCAATGTGGCTCGGAGTGCCAGGGGAAGTGTGACGACTATTCTCCGGCTGACGACGCAGGGGAAAACGAAGTGTTCTATCAGAGCGTTTTGAAAGAGAACGCTCAGGAGTACGAAAAGGTAATTCAGGAATATTCAGACAGGGGGTAATGTGTTTGAACCGTGAAAATCGCAGAGCTTTGAAAAAGAAGCTCAGGGACAAAGGCTCACGCGCACTTGCTGCGGATGTCCTGGAAAGCCTCGGAAACGAGATCGACAAAAAGATCCGTGATGGGGATTTGGTCACTCTGAATGTGGATCAAATCACAGCTCGGAAGGATTATCCGCGTATGCAGGGAGAGTACCGTCAATTCGTGGAGGCCAGCCGCGACAAGGTATTTGTTGCGCATCCGTATCGTGAACGACCCGATGGGTTCTCTGCTCTGATTGAGCTGGAGGGCGTAGAGACCTGGTTGTTCTGGTATGGGGATCTGATTCAAGTCGAAAACATTCAAACTGAGGAAGGTGAATAGGCCATGGGTAACTCGGTCTATATCGTGTCTGTGGATGCTAAGGACTTGTTCTTGGCGAACTATTCAAGCCCGAACAGTAAGGAATATTCTGTGAAGTTGGCTGGATCAGACCACAACGACCAGTTCAATACAAGACGTTTTGTCAACACTTTGGATTATAGCCTCGACCTGATAAAGCTGAGGGAAGTTTATGAGAAGGTATACCGCCGCATGGACTTCACGTTCAGTAAGCGGGGTAAGGAATACTGCCGGCGCGTGATCAATGTCACATTCAAGTACAGCGTCAAGGAGTTCAACCGCTTCTTTGATAACACCTACATCAAGTATGGCTATCTGCCGCAGGATGTGCAGCTTACCGACAATATTTGTATCAAGGATGGGGAGCTGATTGCTGTACGGGTAGGATCTCCCGTCGAAAATCCGGCCTCTCCCCAGGAGCTGGGGGATCTGTTCGTTTTTGATAACGGAATGTATCGGCTTGGGAAAACCATGAAGGTACTTCTTACCGTAGCCCAGCTTCGGAATCGTCTTTATCAGGACGGATTCACGTGCGATGGTATTGTGTTCCGTAGGTTCAAGCGTTCAAGCGGAAGCAGCCGAATTGGAAAGTGCCTGTTCATTGATGAGCAGCTGTATCCAAGAATGCACAAGTGGGAGCTTTGTGGGCTGAAAGTGAAAGAGGGTCAGGAGATTGATCTGGCTGCTCTGGAAGCCTATATTGCCCTTACTCTGAGCAGCATCGTCGGTACTATTCCGCTGCGGCCCGAGAACTTCTTGGTAATCGACGACTATAAGAGCGTATTCAAAGATCGCGTTGTAGCGACAAGAATCGGTAGCGATAACTGGCTTACTTCAAAGCCGGAAGAGGTTGAGATCGAGAACAGTATTTGGGACGGACAGTCTCTCATTGACAAAAGTGCTATGGGAGAGTGGCAGGATTACGGTATGATCCTTCTGCGGAACCGGTTTTTCAAATCGGCCTGCTTTAATACCAATATCCAGAAGTTCTTCGCCGATCGTGGCATTACTGACGTATCCCAGCTTTCCGGTTTCACGCTGGCGCAGGATATCAGCGATATCAAGGTCATTACTACACCCAGTAGTATTAAGTATGTGAAGTTTGGCACTCTGGAGCAGTGGCTGAGATTGCTGGACGAAGACGGTAACTTTGGCGTCGTGAAGCATGAAAAGCCGACGCATTTTTTTGATGGGCGCATGGTGCAGATCCATTACCAGCTTTTGAATACTCTTCAGCTTTCGCAAGATGATGTTGACCAGTTGGTAAAACCGTCGTTGGATTATCTGCGCATGATCCAGACAGATCCTGCGGTGCTGCGGTACCATATCAAGTATATGGGCGGGAATGAGGAAATCGACAGCGATGGGATTACGACGACGAACGATGTGGTATATCAGATGTTGGGCGTCACAGATAAGTTTTCTCAAACGAAGCTGTACCACAACTTCAAAACCGACGTATCGAAGTCGTTCAAAAAAGAGTTGGCCCGTGGACACATCCTTGTAGAAGGAAACTATTCAACTCTGCTGGGGAACCCCATCGAAATGCTCTACTCTGCTATTGGGCAATTTGATGGTGAGAGTAAAATCGGAGTAGGCAATATTTTTTGCCAACAGTTTGCTTTTGATCAGACTATTCTCGGATCGCGCAGCCCCCATGTGACGATGGGAAATGTACTCCTGGCGAGGAATACGGACAACGAGGAGATCCGGCAGTACGTCAATACCACGCGAGAGATCGTGTGTGTCAACAGCATCGGTGAGAATATTCTTTTCCGGCTATCCGGTGCAGACTTTGACTCTGATACCATGTTGCTGACGAATAACGCTATCCTTATTCGGGCCGCAGAACAGAACTATCACAAATTCCTCGTCCCGACCAGCATGGTAGACGCTAAGAAAATCGTGCGTCATTATACCAAATCAGATCAGTCTGATCTGGATATCAAAACATCGGTCAATAAGATCGGTGAGATCGTAAACCTCTCCCAAGAGCTGAATACGAAGCTGTGGGATGCGCTGAACAGCGGAGCAGATTTTTCCGAGTATGAGGAGTTTTACTGCGAGATCGCCCAGCTGGACGTTTTGAGTAACATCGAGATTGATAAGGCGAAGCGAGAATATGCCGTAGACAGTGTTGCGGAAATCAAACGGTTGAGAAAAAAGTATGAGATACGCGACGATGATGGCCGGCAAGTAAAGCCCAACTTTTTCGGGAAGATTGCCCGTATGAAGGGCTACTATGACAGTGTGGGAAAAAACTATCGCTTCCACAATACGACGATGGATTTTTTGCAGCACAGTCTGAACTCTTACCGTACAAGCTATGCTTATACGTCGTTCATCCCGTTTTCTGAACTGTTGGTAAACGACGTTTATCTGCAAAAATCTGTGAGCTATTCACAGGTCGAACGGATCTTGGGGTTTGTCAGGGATATGAGATCTAAAATCCGGGCGGTTTGGGATGGAACAGACGAAAACCTGGATAACTACGGTAAGGCAATCTTGGTACATGAGATTCGGCAGGAGTATATCAACTATATTAAGTCACTGCGGATCAGCCCTCATACTGCATATCGGTTGATGCTCGCCATTGAGGAGCCTCAGAATAAAGATATCTCACGCACCTTGTTTTACACGTTGTTTTCGGCACCAAATCAGTGTTTTTTGGACTTGATTGAGCAGAGCCGGACACCCATTTCAACGTTGACTGAGGTTTCTGACGGCCCGTGGGACGTGGAAATTTATGGGTTCCATTTCCGTAGAGAAACGGTAATATGCCCAAAAATAACGTCCGACAACTGTTGAATTTTCACAATTTTATACAGATTTTCGGGTTTGTTGGTCGAATAATTCTGAAACCACGTTGGGAACTCTCATTTGTTGTCGGGAGTTCCCAAGTCCTAAATTTGGTGTAATTTTGAGGGAGTACCCTCAAATTTATTAGAAAAGGATGGTTCTCGTGGTTCCTATTAACAAGACAGAGAAAGATCTGCTGGTCAAAGCGTTTCCTCCGCATAAGTATCCCCACTACTACTGTTATCCTCGGACGATGAAGCAGGACTCGAAGAGGGGTCATTATTTCTGCGTCGAATCCCCTGAGCTGCTTGCAAAGCTGAACGAAATTCGTTGTATGAACGTGATCGAGGAGCACAAGTAAATGGCAGTGCGGGAGCAGCGTGAGGTATATTCTCACGCAACGATCGACTGCTCTGATATGACGCTGACGGAGTATGACGTGAATGGTGCTCGGACTTACGATATCAAGGAGATCTTGGAGCGTTGGGCCGGCGTACCAAACATTGAAATTGAAATCAGGCAGAGTACGCTTCTGCCGGCAGAAGAGGGGTGAAGACATTCGTGAATCCAAAGTATGAACGCAGAGAAGGTGAGGATACATATGAATATGGTCTTCGCCTAATCGAAATCAAAGTCGAACAGAAGCCCGACGATCTGGACTGGGAAGACATCGTTGAAGCAACTGGCATCGAATGCCATCGGGATAGTTTGAGAAAGGCGGCATCTGTAACGCCATACTCCGGCTATGCTGTTGCGCAGTATTTCAAGAAAAAGTATGCCGCTCAGGGTAATCCCGGCCAGGACGATTATATGGGCGAGCTGAACTGCAAAATTGCGGAGATGCGTAAAGAGGCCAAACGCTTCTATGACCAGCGCCGCGAGTTCAATAAGATGGTCGATCGGATGGGCCGTGAGGAAAATCTGGAAGATCGGCTTGTTGAGGCTGCTCAGAATCTGAATGAGTTTTTGCCGCTATCGGTTAATAAGCCGGACGACTTTTGTATGTTCCTTGGCGATGCTGAGGCTGTTCTTGTGTTTGCCGACTGGCATTACGGTATGGTGACGGACAATATCTGGGAGCAGTATAATACTCAGGTATGCCGTTATCGTGTGGAACGGCTGATTGAGCGAGCAGTTGAGCGCATTAGGCTGAATAAATGCCAGAGACTTCATGTCGTGTTGTTGGGCGACGCGGCTCATGGCTCAATACACACCAGCGCGCGTGTTGCCTCCGAGGAGCTGACGTGCGACCAGATCATGCAAGTGTCAGAAATTATGGCACAGGCGATCAGTGTTTTGGCCGATGAGGTTGAGCAGACAGTAGTTCACGCGACCTACGGAAATCATTTGAGAACCGTTCAAAATAAAAACGACAGTATTCATGCGGATAACATGGAGCGGCTGATCCCCTGGTGGCTTGAGCAGCGGCTTCATGATCGCGGCGATATCGTTTTCCCGGAATCGGAGTATTACGAGTTTTTGTACTTCTCCGTATGCGGGTATAACATTTGTGCCGCCCATGGCGACTTGGACAACGTGAAGAATGCCGGAAAGACGCTGCACACGCTGTTTGCCAAGAAGTATTCCAGCGATATTGACTATGTGGTGTTGGCCGATAAGCACCATAAAGAGGAGTTTGAAGAGTTGGGAATCGAGAGTATGATCGCGCCCTGCTTGTGCGGTACGGATGATTATGCTAACGGAAAACGGCTCTATTCGACCCCGGCACAGCTGATGATGGTTTTTCGCCCCGGAGTAGGTGCGGATGCCTGCTATCAGATCAAATTGAATTAAGGAGTGGGACAATGGTTAAGGCCGATATCGTGTCCGCTCTGTGCGAGAAAGGCTACTACAAGAATCAGGCCAATGATGTGGTGGACGAAGTGCTCCAAATCATCAGAGATGCGCTGGTTCGCGGGGAGCAGGTACAGCTCAGAGGTTTCGGAACCTTTGAGGTGAAGACCAGAAAAGGCCGCAATAGCAAAAACATCTCCACCGGGGAGATGCGGGTATCGAGCGATAGCAAGGTACCCACGTTCCGGGCCAGTAACAGCCTGAAAGAGGATGTTCGCGCCGGTACGGACTCGCAGCAGTGACACAAATAATCTAAATAATTTTCTTTGTAGCTATTGACATCCAGAAATGTCTATGGTATCATATGACCATAGCAACAAAGAAAATCAACGAAAACAGTGCCGCCCCTTATTAGGGGGCGGACATATGGGGCCATAGCTCAGCTGGGAGAGCGCCTGCCTTGCAAGCAGGGGGTCGGGAGTTCGATCCTCCCTGGTTCCACCACTATGCTGTATTGGCTAAGTTGGCGTTTGTGCGGTTCAGCTCATTACTTTTACTGCTATCTCAGCCAAAAGCCTATCGGCTGCAGACGAGGTTTTTCGGACGTACAGCTATTACGGCAG